CCCCCACTTCCTCTATAGAGCTGCCAAGCAGTTGCATACCTTCTTCAGTGTGTTTGTTTGTGTTTCTCTTACTTAGTTTTATCCTTATCATAGTTGGATATATAATTTAACAATGATTATTGTATATAATTTTTTGAATTATTGTATTTTCTCAATTGCGCTTTCTACGGCATTCTTGAACTCCTCAAAGGAATAGCATACAGTGTAAGGGTGTCCCAGTGTGATTGCTTTACCTTGGAATGATTTTTGATTTTCTGTTTGCCGATTGCCTTTAACTTTCATCTCAATATACAAGCTCTTCCCTTGTGGGAGTAGTACAACTAAATCAGCTCCCCCCGCCAGCACTCCCTCTGCTTTCAATCGTTGCGCCTCCCTTACATTGCGACTACCTCCATTAGGTACAGCGTATATAATGAGGTCAGGATATTGCAATCTGAACCACCTGACACAAGCTGTTTGAAGGATACTCTCTTTCTGCATGATGATTTGTTAATTATTCATAGTGCAAAGATACAAAATATATTTCAATTACAAGCAAATTTTTTAATGTAACTAATTGAAAATAAGTGTGTTTGCAGGTGTAAAATACACTTGCAAAACACACTTATATTTTGTATTGTCATTTGTTAATTACTCGTAAAACACAGCCTTGCCTAACTCTTTGGCTACAGCATGCTCAATTCTTGCCCCTTGGCTATCCTCCCAACCTTGTAGCATATATATCCCCTCACAATCTATAAGGTTGATGATGTCTTTGGCTATATGCTCCTCCCATGGGTCTGTTTCAGATAGCCCGTTACAAAGAGGATTGATAACTTCGTGACCTAACGCTCGGAGGGTGGTGGCTACCTTGTCAAATAGGCGACGTACATAGTCAAGGTCTGTCCCGCTGATTTTTCCTGATAGATATATTTTCATATTCTCAACTTTTTAACGATGGTTTGTACTTGTTCCTTGAGTTGTGTCCGTGTGCATGTGTTATCTATGATAAAGTGGAAATCACTATCAGGCACATCGTCGAGGTCTATTTCGGAGGGGTGGGTATCCATATTGCCCATTCTGCATTTCACACGAATAAAGACAGGGTCAAGTAGTTTCATCTGCTCATATTCTACCTTAAATCGCATGTCTGTGATAATCACCCTTGGGAACTCGTAATTCTCATCCGCCAATCGTCGAAACATTAGCTTAGCGAATATATCCTCCCCAAGGATCTCCTTGTAAAAATCGGCTGTCTTTCGGTATAGCTCCCTTATGGTTAAGGTACTCGGCATGCCGTTGACATCTACTAATCGGCTTTCCTTGAAAAGGTCTAACATGTAGGGTGTCTGTCCTGTTACTTGAGATACTATTTCTTTGACTGGCTCGGCAAAGGCTCTTAGTGCGTATTTACGTTGGGTGTAGTCATTGAAAAGGTTGGCCACGGTGTCCTTGCCTACTCTTTTCTTCCCTGATAGGACGATGAGTTTTTTATTCATGTTCTTTATAGATTTTAATTAACTCCTTTACACAATCGTTTTGAGCATCCTCATAGGTGCTTCTGTGTCCGTTTTCTTCAATATATCCGTCCTTGTCATAGATAAAGTAAGATACTGACAAATCAGGAATATTTACCCTAAGAAAGGAATACAATCCTTTCTCTCGGAACCACTCAAAGACTTGTTCATAAGTTGGTAAGTCAATATAAGGACTATTTGGTGTATTTCCTCCTACTATAAAGTCTGAAATATAAGGTTCTTCCCCAGAACCATATCTCAAACAAGCTGTTATTCCAATACCTTCTGAATAGGAAAAGATACAAGGCTCATTAAACCCTATTTCTTTGAGTTCTTTGGCTATCTCTATAGGAACAAGCCAAGTGGGGTAGTTGTTATTTTTCATCTTTCTTTTCTTTAAAATCTAAAATTGTAAATATTATTCCTACTAAAATTAGAAATACAATAAACATTCTTTCTTCCCAATCTAATGTAGATAAATCAGTAGACCAACTTATAAAAAAAGTAGCTCCAAAAACAAACATAATCCACAATATGTTAATAGCTATTAGTTGAATAATTGCAAGTATTTTATTTCTCATATTTTCAATTTTTTTCACTCATTACCTGTTCCCC